TAAATTTGTTTCTTGATTTACTGGTAATTCACATAAATTTTTTAATATATATTCACATTTTTTTAATTCTGGTATTTTCTTTGTTAAATCATCAACATAATGTCTATCTATTTGTCCAAATTGATTTTTCTTTGTTTTTTTATGTTGTATATTTATATTCGAAATAATTATATCTGATTTTTTATTACCTTTTATTATTTTTGCATTACTTTCTAATTTAATTCCTATATAATTTTCTAATTCATTTTATAACTTTTTATCATTATTTAATTTATTAACTATATATTCTTCTTCAATATAACCATCTTTTGCAATTTTACTTCCTATTTTTATATTTATATTAATTATTATCCTATATCTTTTTATTAAATTTATTATCGTTTATATTTATTATTATTATTTTAGTAAATATACTATTATAATCAATTTTTTAAATAAAAAAAAAGTAAATTATAAGATAAATTATTATTAATGATAATAATTTATTTTTTATATCCTTAATTTTATTATATTAATATATTATAATATATGGTATATTATCTTGAATTAGTTGAAAATGGTATAGATTTAAATTCTACTAATTCTAATCCTAAGGCTAAATTAAAAATTATCAGTGACCCCCCCACTAAATTTAAATGTTCATGTACTGAACAAATTGAAGTTAGTTATAGAGCAATTGTTACTAATATGATAAATGTTGTTGAAAGAAAATTATGTGCTACAATTACAAATGGTTATTTCCAATTTGTTATTCCCCAAAATACTACTGGAATTGAAATTACTGTTAATGCTCCTAATGGATGTAATTGTTTTACTATATTAAAATTATATCATCCTTCTAATTGTAAATTAGATTTTCAAGCAAATTTATTATCAACCAGATTAACTTTTATTACTGCTAATAGAACTGCAAATGATTTTACTGGTTTTGATCATGGTTTAAATCCTGGTGATCAGTTAGGACCTGGTAGATCAAGTAGAGCAATGGCTATTGTTAATATTGCTATGTTTGAAGCCGTTAATGCTATTATTCGCAAATATAATAGTTATTTAAATTTACCTATTGGTTCTTCTAATGCTTCAAAAGAAGCTGCTATTATTCAAGCAATGAATGATACTTTATATGAATTATTCCCTCAACAACGACCTAAATTAAGTTCTATTTATAATAATCTTATGAATCAAATCCCTAATGGTATTTCTAAAACTTTAGGTATTAATATTGGTAAAAATTCCGCTTTAACAATTTGGAATTTAAGACAAGCTGATCCTATTTATGACACTGATCAACTTATTGGTCTTGGTCCTAATGATTACCATGAAGGTAATACTGCTGGTTCTTGGACTAAAGATCCAATTAGTAATATTCCAATGGCTATTGGTTCTAAATGGGCTGATTTAATTCCTACATTTGCTATTGCTAATGCAAGTGTTTATAGATGTCCTGCTTTACCTTCTCTTAATTCAGATTATTATACTATGTCATTTGATGAAGTTAAATCTGTTGGTGGTGATGGTATTAATACACCTACTACTCGTAGTTCATTAGAAACATTTATTGGTAATTTCTGGGCTTATGATGGTACTCCAAGTCTCTGTGCTCCCCCAAGATTATATAACCAAATTGTTCTTCAAGTTGCTCTTCAATATGGTATTGAAACTTTAGATTTAATTAGATTATTGGCTTTAGTTAATATTGGTATGGCTGATGCTGGTATTTCTGCTTGGGAATCTAAATATTATTATAATTTCTGGAGACCTATTGGTGGTATTAGAGATTCTCCTGCTTCTGATTCTAATCCTAATACTGTTGAAGATCCAAATTGGCATCCTTTAGGAGCTCCCGCAAGTAATACTAATAATGTTAATTTCACTCCTCCTTTCCCTGCTTATCCTAGTGGTCATGCTACTTTCGGTGCTACTATTTTCCAAATTCTTAGAAGATTCTTTGGTAAAGATAATGTTCCTTTTACTTTTGTTTCTGATGAATATAATGGTATTACTAAAGATAATAATGGTATGGTTAGACCTTATTTACCAAGATCATATAATAATTTCTCTGATGCTGAAGAAGAAAATGGTCAAAGTCGTATGTATTTAGGTATTCACTGGAATTTTGATAAAACTGAAGGGGTTGTAATGGGACATAAAGTTGGTAATTATATTTTTGATAATGTTTTTACTAAACTTTAATTTTTTTTCTTATATAATTTTATGGATAATTATATTGCTATTTTTCTATTATTTTTATTATTAATTCTCTTTTTATTACATTATTTTAATCCTATCGAAAATTTTACTAATAAATATATTGGTAAATATCCTTATTATCATTGTTCTATTAATGGATTTTGTTTATAAAAAAATTGATTTAATTTTCTTATAAACTCTATTTTTATAATTATTATTATCTATAATGATTACTAATAAAACTCTATTTACATCTATATTATGTTGTTCTTCTTTTAGTTTAGTTATTAATTTTGGATTTTCTATAACATCTATTGTTGTTGCTTATAATTATTCAGATAATCATTGTGATAATAATAATTTAATTAGTCTGTCTAATTGGTTTTATGTTCTTAGTTCAATATATTTATATTATATTTTTATATATTTATGTTTTAGATGTATGTTTATACTTTATATATGTAAGATATCTTCATATATTTTGTATTTTGTACATCAATTATGTATTTTTGCATTTTTAATAATTTGGACTGTTATTGGCTTTATTGTTCTATCGGATTCTTATAATTGTGATAAATTAAATAATTCTATATGGAGTTTTTATCTAATTATTGTAATTTTAAATTTTAGTATGATTGTTATTAATCTATTTTTAGATTTAATTATATTTTATCAATATAAACAAGAAGAAGAAGAATACTCATAATAATAAAATTACTTTATCGTTTTTTAATAATTTTAATTTATACTGTTAATTTAAAATTTAACAAAATTAAATTTTTTATTATTTTATATTTTAGGAATATATATAATTTTTCATTGTATTGTTATTATAACATTTTTTCATAAGTTAGTTTTATTTAAATATATCTTACTTAAAATTTATTTTTTTACAAAAATATTTAAATAAATCATTATGTTATTAAATAGTACTATCAACCTTCAAATATTTTATATGAATATTTTTATAATATTTATATAAAAAATTGAATCTAAAATTATTTTTAATATATTATATATTAAAAAATATGAACAATATTGACTATTTAAAAGAACTAATAATAAAATATAATTTAGAAACATATAATTTAAATAATCCAAATAATGATTTAAATATAATTATCAATAATAATACATATGAAATACAAAATACTATAAAGACAAAACCAATTATAAATATTTCATACAAAAAATATAATATTATTGGAAATAATATTCTTGAGTGTTATGTAATATTACAATATATTTTTGATGTTAGTTCTCTAAATGAACTTGCAAATTTAAATTGGGATTATAAATATTGGAAAGTTAATATTACTAGTATAAAAAAACTACCAGATTGGGCTAATATATTAAATTGTCTTCTTAATCTTATAGATAATTTTAATATTCCAATTGATATACAACAATTAGAAAAAATAGTGACATTAAATGATAAACGAGGTTGGGGAGGAGAAAGACCAAGAGAAATTTATTATAAATTTGGATTTCCATTATATACACATAGTACAAAAAAATCCATTTCAAATAGTCAACGATTATTTGAATGTCCATTTCCCATTTGTAAAATTAATCCATATAGAAAAGCTATTATAATAAATAATAATAATGAAAAAAAATGTTTTACTTGTGGTACTAAAGAAGGTGAACTTAATTATTTTGGTAATATATGTAATTTTGAAAAAGGACATTTTGATCCTCATATAAATGGTTGTTCTAATTTATCTGGATTTCAATGTAAATGGTGTAATTCATTTTATAAAGATAAAATTTCATGGAATATTCATACAGGAAAACCATCATTTAATATATATGCTATTTTAAGAGATGCCCCAAAACTTGTTTTAATAAAACAATTAAAACAACTTGGTTTTACATCTACTGATTTTGAATAAATCCTTGTTTTATCAATTCTTTAGAAATATTATCAATTATTATAGGAGATACTGCATTACCAATTTGATTATAATTTATATTTTGTTTATTGTGTAAAATATAATTTTCTGGAAATCCCATTATTATAAAACATTCTTTTATTGTAAGTTTCCTTACTCCAATACCATCATATATATAATATCTACCAGAACTCTCACTTGAACTTAATGTTGGATTTATACCATCTATATGATATATTCTATTTGGTTGTTTATGTATTCGTGATAAATGTTCTGTATTTGGTAATACTCCAGTTTTTCTAAAATTTGCTTTCATATATCCACAAAATATTAATCCTGTTTTTTGTTTTTTTATTTTTGTATCTTCTAATAATATATATTTATCTTCTGATATGTAATCTTTATTTTTTAAATCAATACTTTCTTTTAATGTTTTTTTTATATTTATATTCTTAAGATTATAAAAATCAAACTTAATATTGTTATATTTTTTTTTATTTATACATATTATAAAAACTCTTTCTCTATTTTGTGCTAATCCAAAATTTGAAGTATTTAAAATTTCAAATGATACTAAATAATTTAAATTTTCAATATCTTTAATAATATTTTTTATAATTTTACCATTATTCATTATTACTAAATTTTTAACATTTTCTAATAAAATTATATCTGGTATTTTTTCTTCAATTATATTTAATATTTTATCATATATTTTACTTCTATTATCGTCCATTCCTTTTTTTAATCCAGCAGAACTAAATGGTTGACATGGAAATCCAGCACATAATATATTAAATGGTGGTATTTCTTCTGTTTTTATATTAAAAATATCTCCATTACATTTTATATTATAATTTGTTTCATATATTTCTCTACAATATTTATTTATATCACATGCAAATACACATTCATAATTTTTTAATCCAAGATGAAATCCACCTATTCCACAACATAGATCAATAAATTTTATTCCCATTTTATCTTTTCTATTTAACTTATATTTTAAATTTTATATTATTTTCATTTTTTATTAACACTTATTTATTTTTCCAATAAAAATTGAAAAAATAAATAATTAAAATAATCAAAATATGAAAAACTTAAATAAATGGATATAGTATTAAAACCATTTAGACCTTCTATTGAAAAAATAAAATCATCTATATTTCATGAATATGCAGATTATATAATTTTAGATGGTACTAATGAAGAACAAGTAAAATTTATCAGAGTATATCAAAAATTATATGATATTAATATATTAAAATATTCAATTGAAAAAATAAAATCTTTATTACAATCCAGTAGAAATCTATCCAGACAAGAATCTAATATGTACAAATTATCTAATTGTATTAATTTTATTAAAATATTAATATTTAAAAAATATGTTGATCCCGATATTGAATCATTAAAAATTATATATAATATTTTATCTGATATTGAACTTTTTGATAAACAATCAATTATTTTTAATGATTTAATTAATTTTAATGAAACTGAATTTTCATTTTTACATGTATCTGTTAATGAACTTTATAATTTCCTTAATGTATTAATTATCTATTATTTTAAACAAATTAAAATAACAAATTTTATTCATAGTTCTACTAATATTAATACTACTGATATTAATAATTTATTATATTTACTTAAAAAAATATCTAATTGGTTATTATTTAATATTTTTACTCTACATAATCACAAATTCATTATTAATAGTATTGATAAAATTATAAACACTTGTTATGTTTCTATACAATATCAAAATTATATATTAGTAAATTGTTTATTTGATGTTTTAAACAATATTTCTATTCTAAAAATATCATCTATATATAATAATGATACTCGTATTAAAGATTTATTAAAAACTAATATTAATAATTTACATGTTTCTATTCCCAATATAAATTTATTACTTTCTGAAATATCTAAACCTTATTCTTTTTATAATCTTGATGAAAAAAAATTAAGTTTTAGAAATATCAATTATTTTTCTAATATTGTTGAAATTTTTGAAAATATTCAATCTATTAATATTACTACTAAAATTAATAATTCTATTTATAAAAATTTTTCTGATTATACTATTATTTCTAATAATGATTTATTACTTTTTATTAAACAAATTAAATATTCTTTTAGTTTTGATTCTGTTAGTAGAATCAAAAAATCTGAAATAAATTCTATTCGTAAAACTAAAAGTGATGATTATGATACTTCTTTATTCTCAAAAAAACTTGAACATCATTCTTCTACCTCTAATCATACACCTGTTGATATTATGAATTGGTCTAATGATGATATCTATAATTGGTTGTCTAATATTGGTTTAGATTGTTATATAAATAAATTTAAAAATAATAATATTAATATTAAATTATTACTTAATATTAATAAATCTTTTATTATTAATAATCTTTCTATTACTAATGCTGAACATGTTGAACAACTATTAACTTGTGTTCATTTTCTTAAAAAATCTATTGTTTAATTTATTATATATAATCATCATATATTTTTATTTTTCGTTGTTTTTTGTTTATTTCATCTTTTATATCTTCCTCTATATAATTATCTATTATTTTAATATCATTATTTCTTTTTATTATTACTATTTTGTTATTATCTATTTCTATTTCCTTCTTTTCTGTTGATTTCTCTGTATTGTTATCATTTTCAATATTCTCTTTTTTCTTATTATTTGCTTGTATATATTTATTATACTTTATTTCAGTTATTCTATCTAATGATTTTGAATACACTATTCTCTTTTTATTTATTGAATATAATTCATATTCTGACTCTGATTCATAGTCTGATTCATTTTCTAATTCTGAATTATCTGTTGATTCTGTTTTATTTTCTAATTCTGATTCTGATTCTATATTTGTTTTTGTCATTATTTCTTGTTCTAATTCTTCAGATTCTTCTGATTCTTCTGATTTTTCAGTTTCAGTATCCGTTTCTGTTTCCGTTTCTGTTTCCGTTTCAGTTTCTGTTTCTGTTTCTGTTTCTTCTAAATAATTAGCATAAGATTCTGATTCATCTTCTGATTCATCTTCTGATTCATCTTCTGATTCATCTTCTGATTCAT